TTAATATTACTTGTCGTGTAGTATCTTATTTTAATCAACGATGCGTTCTTACATTAAAGGATTAAGTATACGCTCAACTAGTGGGCAATCTAGTACATTCCCACCTTCTCGTATTTGTTTTTCGAGGGTTATAATATCACCAGTATCTAAACCGAATTTATAAAACATCCACTCATAAACGTCTTCGGCTGTTGGTTTATTATTTGACTGTCGATCAGCATTAGCAAACATGAAATCTTTGTCCATGTAGTAATTACTATCTATCTGAAGTATATCATCCTCATGTTGTATAACCTTAATTTGCCCAGCTTTTGTTTTACATTTAACACCTATTAAATTCTGTTTTAACCTATCATTATAAGCAGCAAATATAGGCAGACCTTCCATCCACTTAAGATTACTTAAATATAATTGATGTAAGTAAACTTTTTGTTCATCGCTTGAGAATGCGAGCGCTTTCCTTGACCAAGGAGTTAAAGTTAAAAAACGGTCAAGTTTGCGGACTATTTTGAATGACTGTATGCTTGGAGCATAGAATGTGGATGTGCTACAAAAGTCAACGTCTTCAATCGTACCTATTTTAAGATACTTTGCGATCTGACCTAACCCAAATTTACCAGATTTTTTGTCAGTGAAGACACTATAGTAAGCATTTTGTATCTTCTCTCGGGTTTGACTGGGTGAAATAAAAGCTGTGGCGTCATCTCCTTTGCACAATAACGCATATTCATTTTTAGAAAGTCCCATCTTAACTTCTAAAACATAGCGGTTGTATAAGGCCATCCTCAGCGTATTCATAAGAGTCGTGTCCATTGACCCACTAAATACAGTTCCTCGTACAGATATATTACCCATATTTTGTAGTCCGTCTTTAGTAAACCAATTGACTCGTATTTTCCTCCATTCAGGTGTAGCATAATAGCGAAAAGTTCGCTGGTCAACATGATGTATCTTATTATTGTCATTAATGTAATTATATATTCTGTGATCAACAATCTGTTTAATTTCATAAAATTGTGTTCGGTCAAACCCTGATCCGTCTAACTGCACGGTTTTATTGAATCCCATTTCAAAGCAAGCGTTGTAAAATTGTTCTAATTGTTCCCAATTTTTACCACCACAGTAACCAACAATATTTTTAGCAAATAATTCTTCGAGTGCATAAGTCACCGATCCAAGTACATACTTATGGGTTGGGTTGGGTGAACAAATACATCTATTTTTAGGTGCTTTGCCATTGTCGTATAACTGTTTTTCAACTTTGACAAACATAGTATAGTCGTTATTTTTGACTATGTCATATTTGTCAACTTTTTCTAATTCAGCTTGTTGTTTAGAGTTAAGGTGGTTATACCAATCACTATAACTATAAGTGAAATTATCTAACAAAGGCTTAAACTCAGTATTAAACACTTTGTCAAACCAATTATTAAATTGTCGTAACTCTTTTTCCTCGAAAGTTGTTACAGCTGTTGCTTGTCTTTTAGTTGCACAGTAATTATTAGCAGCACAAATATGATAAATTATAGGCTCAGGTGCTTGTTTGAAAGTTGGAGATACTTGTTTTAAACCAACTTTCTTACAATCACAGGTAAGCTTTAAAAAATCTTCCATATTTAATTTAGAAGGTATCGTTAGATTCCACTTAACTTGATCACTAACTTCGCCTTCAACTTCAGCGTGGTTGTCTTTTGTTATACACGTTGTTGGGATAATTACGGGTTTTTCTACGACTTTCTCACTTGTTACATACTCAGGTTGTATTTTATTGAAAATAAAATCTGTGTATATATTACGTCTACTATATATATAACGTAACCCACAAGAGAGAATAATCAAGAATCCTATGAAATTAATCATTTCCGAACCATCATCGTTAATTGTTTCAATGTTTCCATTGTAGCTATTTCTAACTAAATTTG